AGGACTACAGACGTACAACGGCACCAGCTGGGTGACGTGGGGAGCAGCACCATCCACCGGGGCGCTCGTGTATCTGACACAAGGCACCTTCACGACCGTCGCATCGGTATCAATGGCTGCTGGCACTTTTACCAGCACCTACGACCATTACAAAGTTTTTGTACGGTTGACCGCATCAAGCACCACCAATGCGTTCGGTATTCGCGTCAACAACGCGGGTTCTGCGCGTACTGGGGCCAGCTACTACTACGGCGGCAACAACGTGACTAACGGCGCGTCGTCATCAAGCATCGCAGGTTCGGGCGCGACCAGCGTCGTCGCCGGGTACACCAACACCGCGATCTTCGGCCATTGGTCGATAGACGTACACGACCCGCTCAACACCAGCACCTACACAGGCGTCACCGTCAACTACATCGGAAGCGACAGCGGCGGCAACAGCGGCGGCGGATACACCGGCGGGTTCTACTACGTCACCGAAGCCAATGACGGTCTCACGTTCGTCGTTGCAAATACGATGAGCGGCACTTATTGGGTCTACGGATACAAGGACAGCTGAACATGAGCAACCCGAACATCCAGATCGGCGACGAAGTCCGACCAATGACCGACGCTGAATACAAAGCACACAAAGCCGACATCGCCGCACAAACCGCCGCGCTCGAAGCAGTAGCGACAGCCAAAGCGTCCGCCCTTGCCAAACTTGCCGCGCTCGGACTGACCGACGACGAAATCGCCGCACTGTTGGGTTGACATGAACAAGAACGCGCAACTACAAACAGCGGACCAGACGCTGAAAGGCGCGATCATCGGTCTCGTCACCTACGTCGCGTACAAGTACGGGTGGGACATGCAACTGATCGCGCTCAGCATCCCGGTCGTGTCAGGCGTGTTGGCAGCAATCAGCACGAGGGTCGGCAACCGCTCGACCGCGTGCCTGTTCGTCGCAAAAGATGACGACCAGCAAAAGTAAGCCGTACGTCGTCACGACGTACCCGGTCGTCAAGCACGCCTTACCGGGGACGAGCAAATGGGCCGAGCTTGCTACAGCTCACTCGGGCGGCGCTTTGTGGAACAACGGGACTTGGGTGATGCGCGACGTGCGCGGGCAAGCCGGGACGATCAGCAATCACGCGCGCGGGGTCGCGATGGACTTGTCGTGGCGCTACAGCAAGGCGTCAGGCAAGGGCGTGTCGGACGGTCGCACCAAGGCCGTCAAGTTTCTGCAACGATGCCTCGACGAGTGGGACACGCTCGGCATCCAGCTCGTCCTTGACTATTGGCCCGACTCAAAGGCGTCCGCCTACTACGGGCGCGGCTGGCGCTGCGACCGAGTCGGCACCGGGGTCGTCAAGCCGCACGCTTTCGAGGCGTGGCGCAAGTACGACAAACCGACGATTCACGGCGCCCCCGGCGGCGACTGGTTCCACATCGAAATCGTCCGTGAGCTGGCGGAACACCCCGGACTGGTCGAGCAGGCGTTCCGCAAGGTATTCACCACCGCCTGACAGACCTCCGCTAAGGTCGAAGCCAACCACTACCACATCGGAGGCAGCACGATGTCAGACCCAAACCAGCAAGCCGTAGTCATCCTCTACGAGGTGTTCACAGGCACGGCGCCAGACGGCAGGCAAGTGATGATTCAAGTGTTCAGACGCCAAGGACAGGACAAATCCATGTTCGCCCAGCTCGCGTTCCGCGACAAGTCGTGGCAGACGTGGAGCGCCCCCATCCGGCTTGACGACCAGCACGAGATCGTCGCCAACCTCGAGGCGCCACAATGACCGCCGTCGGCAAGCTCATCGGCGCGCTCATGGCCTCGGTCTACGCGATGTTCATCGTCGCCCTCCCGACCGCCCCGGACGCCCCGGACACGGTCCCGACCACCGTCTACACGCCCGCCACAAGCGTCCAGAACGCGCCTGTTGCGACCAATCCGCCGACCCCTACCAGCACCACCCCCCACCCCCCAGCGGGCGACTGTGAGGCGTACGTCGGCATCGCCTACGCGGTCGGCTGGCCCGTCGACGCGCTCGACACCCTCAAGCTCGCCATGCAGCTCGAGTCCGGGTGCGACCCGGCAGCCGTCGGTGACGGCGGCGACTCGATAGGTCTGCTGCAAATCCACTGCCCGACGTGGGGGACACCGTCACGCAACTGGCCCGTCGGCTGGATGCAGCACTACGGCTGGGGCGACTGCAACGACCTCACCGACCCGATCGTCAACCTGACGGTCGGACTCGCAATCTACGAAGGCTGGACAGGCTCGACACCGGGCTGGCAGCACTGGCACGCCCTGCCATGAAACAAATCCGCCTGTGGTGCTACACCCTCGGCCTATTGTGCGTCGTCGTCGTGATCGCGAGCCGCTGATGCCCGCCGCGTGGACCGACTTCGACCAGCTCGTCACCGACCTCAGCCTGTGGCTCGAGAAAGAACCCAACCACACCAAGGCACGCCTGCTCATGCGCGCACTGTCGTACATCTACTGGCAGAAAAACGTGATCGAGGAGTGCAAGGGCGACAACGCCACGCTGGAGGCGATGCTGCGTGCCAAATAGACACAGCATCGAACTACGCCAACCGATACTCGACTACTTGCGCGGCGTAGCGGACGAACGCAACCGACAAGACCGGGCGCGAGGCTGCAAGCATCGGCCCGGCATCGTCGGAGACAACGCACAACGCAAAGGCGTCATGGGCGAGTTCGTCTACTGCGCGTGGGCAGGCATCGACTACACGGAACACGAGTTCATTGACGGACCGTTCGCGGACGACGACGACATCAACGGCGTGCAGATCAGGTCCACGACGCACTCAACCGGGCATCTCATCACCTACGACCGCGACAAGCCCGCACCGTACGTCCTCGTCACGCTCGACAAGGTCGACAACGACCTGATCGTCGGCACGTTGCGCGGCTGGGCGTGGCTGCGGGAAACGACCGTGCCAAGCAACTGGCGCGCGCAGTACGACTCGTACTGGACGCCGCAATCCGCGCTACACCCGATGGACACACTTGAGATCAAACACAACTAGGAAGGGCAGCCATGAGTTGGGACCTGAAGGATTACGTCGACGTACCAGCGCGACTCAAAATGTTGGCGGAGAAGTTCCCCGACGTACGCATCGTCGAGTCCGAGCCGCGCATCCGGCAAATCGGCGACAAGACGTACATCGAGGTCCGCGTGCAAGCGTGGCGCAGCCCGGACGACCAGCATCCCGCGATCGCGTACTGCTGGGAACCGTTCCCGGGTGACACGCCGTACACGCGCGACAGCGAACAGATGAACGCCGCCACGTCCGCGCTCGGTCGTCTCGCGGCAATCATGCTGCCGGGCGCGTTCGCCAAACAAGCGTCAGCCAACGAGGTGCTGCACCGTGCAGGCCCGCCCCGTCAGCAGCGTCAACCCGTACCGGCGGTCGGCGAACCCGACCCTTGGGAGGAACGCAGCCACGACCAGCAGATCGAGGACATCGTGCAACGCGAACGCGAGAAACGCACAGCTGCGACCGCCGACGGCCCGGCAACGCAACCACAGAAAAAGATGCTCGCGGCGCAGGCAAAACGCAAAGGCTTGACAGTGGCGGAGGACTTGCGTGTATTCTGCGCGGACACAATCGGGAGGGATTTGGTGAGCGCGAAGGACTTGACGAAAGCCGAAGCCTCGAAGGTGATCGACGCGCTCATCGCCCTGCCGGACAAGGCGGAGTCGTGACGAGTCGTCCGCAGTCGGCAGCAGCCGTCAAGTCGTGGGTCAAGATGTCAATCCCGTCAATCCAAGCGACGATGTTCGCGTTGCGTGAACTCATCCGCACGCCGCAGCAGTCGTGGACTGCCGAGCAACGCAAGTGGTGGGGCAGTCTCAACATCGCTCTCGGGCAACTCGAATCGGACATCAAAGAACAAGAACGCAAAAAAAAGTAGTACGCCGATCTCATCGGTGCTTCACAGCGGCGCGACTGTGTGCAGGTGCAAATCCTCGGCGACTCATCATCGTCAGTTCGCCCGTCAGACAGGCTTGTCAGTCCATGCACACAGATCAAGTGCGTG